CCGATCTTATCTCAGGACCCGGCCATGTTAGGTATTTGTTATATTAAAATATGATAATTTCTAATCCGAATTCATCTTTATGAATTTCATATTTTATATTGTTAGATTTAAGTGTTTTAAGAATGTTATTATAATCGTCGATTGTATATTCGAAAATGATAAATTCGTAATCTTCCAGAAATGGTTGATATAAGTCGGGATTTTCATTAAAGAATATTTCGCAGTCGTCGATGAAATGTATTTCTTCGTTTGGTAATAGATTCGTTATATATTTATAGTTAGAATCGTTTGGATTATATTGTTTAAAATTCATATTTATTAATTTATTTGGTTATTATTATTTGTTTTATATATATTATCAATTTAAAGGCGTATTTAAATTGTATTATTTTATTAATTTAAATGTGTTTTGTGTATAATATGAGTTTGATAATATTTTAATAACATTGTCAAGGTCTTTATTATTAATTGTTAATATATTATTATATATGGTAAAATAATATTTTAATTTATTAGAATTAAATAATAAATTATATATTATTATTTTATTAGTTGATTGGATTTTTATTTGATTATATTTCATATTGTTGTTTATTATATTATCGAGTTAATGTCGTATTTAAATTGTGAGTGAGTCCAATGATGGAGGTTAGGTTAAATACCGAAATCTGTATAGAATCCGGATTGTGCCCAGGATACTACAACTGATAGTAATAGGCTCATTACCATACTGAATAGGATTATTTGTAGTCTCTCGTAGTTATTTGCTTTAGTCCAAGTATTTTTAATAGTTCTCATAGTATTTAATAGATTAAGGGGTTGATAAAGATTAGTATTATCTAGTGATTATACAAATATATTATCCAGATAACTTAGTATTCTCCTTGTGAAAACCATAGGAAAAGGCAAAAAGTTCCTGGGAAAATGTAAAAAAGAAGGGGGGCCCGGGTTTTCAGATTTCGTTTTCGGAATGGGGATCGGGCGCGAGAGAGGAGGGGAAACACTATACCTCTCTACTTCTAACAACAAAATAGATTTGATCACGCCCTTAATGATAATATACTAGGTATATTATCTAATATAGGTATATATATTATATAATAGATAAAATATTTCCTAAAATACCTTAAATTCTATAAAAACTAAGTAACCTTTAGATATGTACACAAACCCAAAATAGAAAATGGCACAGAAATTAAGTAAAAAAGCTAAGGCCGCTAAAAAGAAAAGAGACCTTAAGGCTGCAAATACACGAAGAAGAGAGAAAATGCGTGCTGAAAACCAGAGAAAACGCAGAAAAGCCAAAAAGAAGGGTAAAAATATTAAAGGCAAGGACTACGATCACACTAAAAAGAAGTTTGTTTCTAAAAAAGCAAATAGAGGAGGTCATGGAAAAGGCACAAAAAAGAAAAAAAGAAAAAAATAAATCAAAATGGCAAGAATTAGCACATATTCTACAGATTCCAGCATATCTGGATCAGAAAAACTACTAGGAACAGACTCGGGAACAACTAAATTATTCTCACTAACTGATCTTAGAACATACTTTTCAACCTCAACAGCCGCAGGTACTACTTTTTCAGGTAATATCGTCCCAAACGCAGACGGTTCGCTTGATATAGGTACTTCTAGTGCTGAGTGGCAAGACTTATACATAGACGGTATAGCGTACATCGATCAAATCGGTACAGATGGTGATCCTTCCACAGCTTATATTAGCGGTGGAGAGATTGATGGTGCTGTAATTGGTGGTGAAAGCGCAGCCGCAGGTACATTTACAACACTTACTGCAGCAACTATTAATGCTACAAGTGCTTTACAAATAGGTGGAACAGCAATATCATTAAATAGTTTATCAGATGTGTTAGTAGCCGATAATTCTTTATATATAGGACATGATCCAACATCAACAGATAGTACCGCACAATATAATATAGCGGTAGGTGCTACTGCTTTAGATGCAATTACTACAGGAGATTACAATGTAGCTGTAGGTTATAATGCTTTAACTGAATTAACAGAAGGCGTAGGTAATGTTGCTTTAGGTTATGCTGCTTTAGATAGTTTAACATCTGGTGATTTTTCAATAGCTATTGGATATGGTGCCGGTGCAGCTATAACAACTGCAGATACAAGAGGTGTTTATATTGGATACAATGCAGGTACATCCGTAACAAGTGCTGTTGATAATGTATTAATAGGGTATCGAACCGGAGATGCTTTAACTTCAGGTCAATATAATGTTGCTATGGGAACTGATGCTTTAACAACCGCATCTCAATCACAACATAATGTTGCGGTTGGTTTTGAAGCTTTAAAGACTTTAAACAGCGCAGCTGATACAGAGAACGTAGGTATTGGTTCTCAATCAGGTCGTGATTTAACTACTGGTATTAGAAATACTTTAGTAGGAAGATTAAGTGGTTATGATTTAAATACAGGTAATGATAATGTTGGTGTAGGATATAAAACATTATACACAGAAACTTCTGGCTCTAAAAACGTAGCTATAGGTAAAGAAGCGTTAATGACTCTAAACGTTGCTGGTGATGGTGAGAATACTGCTGTTGGTTATTATTCTGGTAGAGCTATGACCACTGGAACTAAAAATACTTTAATGGGTGTTAACGCTGGGCTTGGACTTCTTGCTGGTATTAATAATGTAGCTATTGGATATGATGCTTTAAAAGCAGAGGATGGTCATGGTTATAACACCGCTGTGGGTTATAGAGCACTAACAGCTCAAAATGTAGGAGCACATGGATACAACGTTGCAGTTGGATCTGACGCGGGTCTCGCAATAAGTACTGGTGATAATAATGTATTAGTTGGTAATGCTTCTGGTCAAGCAACTACAGTTGGTGTAGATAATGTGTTTGTAGGAAGTGGTGCTGGTTATACAAACGTTGATGGATCTAAATCTGTAGCAGTTGGTTATAGATCATTATACTTACAAGAACCATCTGGTGCAACTGATTGTTATAATATAGGTGTTGGTTATACAGCTGGTACTAATATTAGCACAGGTATAAAAAATATAAGTATTGGTGGCGATGGGGCTGCTACTCTTACAACAGGTAGTAATAATATTACAATAGGACATTCAACTGATGTTAGTGCATCAGGCGCTACTAATCAAGTAGTAATTGGATATGATGCTACAGGAGCTTTAGATAACTCAGTAATGTTAGGTAATGCATCGACAACGATTTGGCATCCAGCTGATGATGGTGGTGTAGATTTAGGTTCTACTGCTTATTCATTTAGAGATGCTTATATACAAAGAGGTTTATTTATTGGTGATACTTCTGGTTCTACATATATAGAGTTTCCATCAACAATAGGTACTTCAGGTCAATTATTAAAAGTAGCTTCTTCTGGTAATGCATTAGAATGGGGTACTGGTACAGGTATTGCGCATGTTTTAGAAAACAATGATGTATTAGTGGGTCATTCTACATCTCCAACTAGCACAGATGGTTACAACACTAGTTTAGGTTTAACTGCTTTGGATGCAATAAACGGTGGTGCTAAAAATACAGTTGTTGGTTACAATGCAGGTACAGCATTAACTAGTGCTGATGGAAATGTATTAATAGGTGCGCAAGCAGGTGAAGCTATTACAACAGGCGGAGAGCATGTAGCTATAGGTTATCAAGCTTTAATGACAGAAGATACTTCTTCTTCTAGTAGTGTTGCTATTGGTGCTTATGCTTTAAAATTACAAAATAGTGGTACATTTAATGTTGCTGTTGGTGCTGAAGCAGGTACAGCTATTACTTCTGGCGACTATAATGTTTTAGTAGGTAGACAAGCAGGTGATGCTGTTACAACTGGTAATTATAATATTGCTGTTGGTGGTTTGGCTTTAAGCGCTGAAGACACAAATGAAATGAACGTTGCTATTGGTCATGAAGCATTAAAAGTACAAAATGGCACTAATTCTAACGTAGCTATAGGTTATCAAGCAGGAGATGTTATTTCAACAGGCGGCGAAAATGTGGTAATAGGTTCACAAGTTGCTGGTATTTTAACAACTGGTAGCGAAAATGTTATAATTGGTAGAAGAGCTGAAGTTGCTGCTGCTGGAAATGATAATTCTATTATTATAGGTACTGGCACTACTGGTGCTGGTAGTAATACTACAGTAATTGGTAATACTAGTTCTACAAACGCTAGAGTATATGGCCTTAGAACAACCGTTACAGCTACTACAGCTGATACAAGTTTGACAGCAAATGATTCTGGTGAAACATTTGTATTTAATGATACTGCTGCAACATTTACTTTACCAGATTCTGGTGCTGGTGATTTAACAGGAGTATATTTCAACTTTGTAGTACTTGATGATACTGCTGGAACTAAAAGAATAGCATGTGCAGATACAGATAATGAAGATTTACTTGGATCAGTAAGATCTGTAGATGCAGATACTTCTGATGCTACTGCTTCTTTTGCAGTTCAAGTCTCAGATGAATTTCATCAAATAACATTTAACGGTACTACTACTGGTAGAGCAGGTAGTAAAGTAACAGTAACAAATATAGCGGCTGATAAATGGCATGTTGAAGGTACAATAATATGTACTGGATCTCCTGCAACACCGTTTTCATAAATATTAACTTTTAAATTTTAAATTATGCCATACGGAAAAGGAACATACGGAAGCAAAGTTGGAAGACCTAAAAAGAAAAAGAAAGCTAAAAAGAAAAAGAAAAAATAAAACCGGCCCGGTGAAGGGCAATAACCAAAATGTTTAATTAAAAACCAAAACCAAATGACATTTTTTTATTCGACTAGAACGTGGAATAGTCAACCACAAATTTCCAAAGAAACCGTTGAATTTTGGAAGCATTTAGCTGACAAAAAGAACTGGAGAATAACCCAGTTACCAAATGGTTTTTACCAAACCGAGTACCAAAATCCGAAAGAGGAAGATACTTGGATTGATGTGACCAGAAGAGAAACTGTAGATGGAGCAGAAGCTGCTATCGATGGTTCAGTAGAACACTATGCTAAAAAGGTAGAGTTTATTGATGGTCCAAAAGTTATTAAAACTTTTAAATAGATTTATTAACTAAATTAAATTAAATTAAATGCAAAATCCACAAGACATTGTGAAGGCTTTAAGCTTTGGTAGTGATGCTAAAGATAAGGTTTTTACAGGAATTGACAAATTGACGCAAGCTGTTAGCTCTACATTAGGAGCTAGCGGCAAGTGCGTTATCTTAGAAGATTTCATGGGAAGACCCATGATAACTAAAGACGGTGTAACAGTAGCAAACTCAGTAAATTTAAGAGATCCTGTAGAAAATATAGGGGCTACGTTAATAAAAGAAGCTGCTCGTAAAACAGTTTCAGAAGCAGGAGATGGTACAACTACCGCTACTGTTTTAGCACATAGTTTGTTAAAAGAAGCAAATAATAAGCAAACTAGTGAAAGTTTACGTAAAATAAAGGAAGATATTCAAAAAGCATGTGATAACACTATTAAGTATCTTGAAAAAGTAGCAGTACCAGTTGAAGGTGATATGATTGATCAAGTAGCAACTATATCATCAAACAACGATAAAGAGCTTGGATCTATTATAGGTGAAGCTTTTAAACAAGTTGGTAAAAATGGTACAGTTATGATGGATGCTGATGGTAAATCAGGTGAAACTACAGTTGAAGTAGTATCTGGATCTCAAATAAATCAAGGCTATACTAATCAAAACTTTGTAACAGATACAGGTAAACAAACTGTAACATTAGAAAAACCTTTAATTTTATTAGTTAGTTCGCCAATAAGTGTTGTAAGAAAAATACAAGTTGTTTTAGAATATGCTGTAACTAACAATAGACCAATACTTATTATAGGTGAATTAGAAAAGCAACCAATGTCTGCTTTAATAATGAATAAGATAAAAGGTAATATAAAAGCTAATGTTATTGCGCCTCCTGGTTTTAATTTCTGGAAAAAAGATTTTTTAGATGATATTGCAGCTGTAACTGGAGCTACACATATAAACGAAGAATATGGAGATGATATAGATTTAATAACTCCAGATATGCTTGGTGAATGTGAAAGAGCAATTTCAGACAGTAAATCAACTGTTTTAAAAGTAAAAGAAATACCAGAAGAAGCAAAAGAAAGAATAGCTGAAATAGAGGAACAATTAAAAAGTAGTGATCCTAGTTTAAAAACACAAAAATTAGAAGAAAGATTAGCTATATTATCTGGAAATGTTGCAGTAATATCTGTTGGAGCAAATTCAGATGTAGAATTAAAAGAAAAGAAAGATAGAGTTGATGACGCAATACATGCTACAAAAGCTGCTGTAAAAGAAGGTATAGTTCCTGGCGGTGGCGTTGCTCTTTTAAATGCTGCTAATAATATAAAAGAAAAAAGCGATGGTACGGAGATATTTATAGAAGCTATAAAATATCCATATAAAAATATACTTGAAAACGCTGGTTTAGAGTATATACCACAAAAAGGTAAAGGTAAAGGAATAAATGTAGTAACTGGTAAAACAGTTGATATGATCAAAGAAGGTATTATTGATCCTTTGCTTGTAACTAAAAGTGCATTAAAAAATGCAGTATCTGTTGCTTCAACAATATTATCAACTGATTGTGTAATTAGTAATATGAGAGAAGAATGAAGGCAATAGGTGGATATTTAGTTATACAAGAAAAAAAGGAGAAAACAACTAAAACAAAAGGTGGTTTACTTCTTACAGATAAAATAAAAGAAGACATAAGATATAGACAGGGTCTTGTAAAAAGCGTAGGTGAATTAGTTCAAGGTGTAAAAGACAATGATAAAATTTACTATGATAAACACGCTGGGTTCAAAATAGAAATTGATGAAGAGATATTTCTAGTAATAAAACAACAAGATGTTGTTATAGTCTTATGCGAAAATTAGAAGCCAAAGATCTTAGAAGCATAGGATTGTTCAAGCATTATCGTGTTATACGAAAATGGGCTTGTAAAACATATAAACTAAAAGATGCTGATCTCGAACTTCTAATTTATTTTGATTGTTTAGATTTGTTTACTAGACAAGATTATCTAAATGGTGTTTATACCTATTCTTGGGATAAAAATCGCTGGGAGAGGTTAAGACGCGAAGGTTGGATAGAAGTATGGAGACATCGAAATAGAACAACAATTAAATACAGTATATATAAAACATCGTTTAAATGTAGTCAACTTATAAGTAGAATATATAGAATGTTGTTAGGTACAGAAGATTTACCAACTAGTTTACGTAGAAATAAAATAATGGAAGGTAATTCTTATTCAGATAAAGTAATGATTAAGGCTATAAATTTAATCAACAAAGATAAAAACAGATAATAATAATAAAAAAAATTAAAAATGGCATACGGGGATATAACACATAGTCCAAATCAATACAGGGCGCCAGGTAAACCAGGAGTACAAACAGTTAGAAGAGCTGTGCTTTTGAAAGACAGTGGTAGCACTATTGGTAGCGCAGGTGTAAACTATTTAAATGATCTAAAAACGTTAGAACAACTAGGCGCGGCAGAACCAGGAGGAGCAACAGCTTCTACTACTGTTACAAAAGCAATTTTACATAACGGCGCTGGAATTTATGTTGGAACAGCTGGTAATATTATGGTTGGTTTTGCTGGACAAAAAGATGCAATAGAATCTGGAACAGCTACAGCTACAACTTCAAATAAATTAGTTGATTCTACTCAAAATTTTACTGAAACAGTTCAACTTAGGGATTTTGTAATAAATACTACTGATGGTACAGTTGCTTTTGTTTCAGCTATAGATAGTGATACTACACTTAGTTTAGTCGAGGTTGATGGTACTACTGCTGAAGATATAATGGCTAATACTGAAAAATACGAAATACATAGACCTATAGTATTTCAAAATGTAGCTGCTGGATCTTTTTTACCAATTGAAGTCAACAGAGTGTTTAATACTGGTACTACTGCTGACGATATAATGGCAATATACTAAGACATGGCTTTAAAATTAGGTAATAACGCATCAATGACCTATTGGGGTCAAATGACAGCAGCAGATACTATACTTGGAGGTGTTCCATTAACTGCTGATCGTACAGATATACCTCCAACAGGTGATAGTACTAATGTTGCTTTTCTTGCATCTGCAACTTATATGTAAAAAAAATAAATAAATGGCTTTACAATCTATAAACATAGGTTCAAGTGCTAATGACGGTACTGGGGATACGCTCAGGGCCGCATTTGACATTTGCAACGACAACTTCTCAGAACTTTACGGTGGTACAACCACAGCTTTAGCTTTTAAAGCTGAAGGAACAAACTTCACAGGATCACTAATCATTGGTCACAGTACTACTGGTACAATTTCCTCAGCTACATACAATACCGCATTAGGTATAGGCGCAATGGATGCTATAACACAAGGTGACTATAATGTTGCTATTGGTTATAATGCTGCCACAACTTTAACTACAGGTATTAATAATGTATTAATAGGAGGATTAGCGGGTGATGGGTTAACTACAGCGTCAAACAATGTCGCTTTAGGTCATCAAGCTTTATCAACTGAAGATACTGGCGGTAGGAATATAGCTATTGGTTATCAAGCTTTATTAAATCAAAATTATGATGGCTATGCTTATAATGTTGCAATGGGTTATAGTGCTGGTAAAGAAATTACAACAGGTACTAATAACACAATTATAGGTGGTTTAGCAGGCGACGCTTTGACAACAGGTGGTGGTAATACTGTTTTAGGATATTCTGCTCTATCTGCAGAAGACACAGGTAGTAGAAACGTGGCTATAGGACAAGAAGCTTTAGGTGCTTTAAATTACGATGGCGAAGCATATAACACAGCTGTAGGATTTGCTGCTGGTAAGTTAGTTTCAACAGGTCTTAGAAATACATTAATAGGTGGTAATGCTGGTGATGCTATTACAACAGGTGTTGATAGTGTTGCTGTAGGACACAATGCTTTAGGAGCACTTACAATAGGTCATAATAATGTTGCAATAGGTAAAGATGCTCTTGCAACATCTGTAGATGGTGATTATAATACAGCCGTAGGATATGAAGCTTTAAAAACATATGAAGACGGTGATGGTAATGGCTTTAACACTGCTATAGGTGCAAAAGCAATGAAACTTGCAACAACAGCAGAATATAATACATCTTTAGGTTACAATGCATTAGGAAATGCAACTATGACTGGAGATAGTAATGTTGCGGTAGGTTATGCCGCTGGTATGGAAATGACATCAGGTGTAAATAATGTTTTAATGGGTAGAGGTGCTGGTGACGCTATAACTACAGGTGATCAAAACATAGCTATAGGTCATTTAGCTTTATCTCAAGAAGATAGTGGTAATAATAGCACTGCTATAGGATACTATGCTTTATATAATCAAAATAATGATAGTGATAATTATAATGTAGCTGTTGGACATAGCGCGGGTCAAAGTATAACAACAGGTACTTTAAACACATTAATTGGAGCTTTTGCAGGTGATGCTTTAGTTACTGGCGCTTATAACACTGCAGTTGGATATGAAGCTTTATCTACAGAAGATGGGCATAGTACTAATACAGCAATAGGATATCAAACTTTAAAAACCCAAAATGCCGGAGCTGATGCATATAACGTAGCAGTAGGGCATCAAGCTGGATTATTAGTTAGTACAGGAATATATAATACTCTTATAGGTGGTAAAGCAGGTGATGCATTAACTACGGGTAATGCTAATGTTGCGATAGGATTAGATGCTTTAGGTGCTGAAGATACAGGTAGTGATTCAATTGCTATTGGTAGAAATGCTTTAGCAGCACAAAACTACGATGGTAGTGCTTATAATATTGGTATTGGTAGAGCAGCAGGTAAAGCTGTGACAACAGGAACAAGTAACACAATAATAGGTTCTTTAGCTGGTGATTCAATTACTACTGGTAGTGATAACGTTGCAATAGGAAGATCTGCTTTAACCGCTAGTGATACTGGTAGTAGAACTACAGCTGTAGGTGCTTATTCTTTATATAGTCAAAATCCAACTGGTAGTGATTATTTTTATAATGTAGCATTAGGATATCAAACTGCTTATAACATAACAACTGGTTCACCAAATGTATTAATTGGTGCTTTTGCTGGTCATGATATTACAACTGGTGCTAGAAACACGGTTGTAGGTCACGACGCTTTATCTTCAGAAGATACAGGTTCAAGAAATGTAGCTATTGGATATGAGGCTTTACAAGCTTTAAATTATGATGGCGATGCTTATAATGTAGCCGTAGGATATAATGCTGGTCATGATGTTACAACAGGACTTTATAATAATATAGTTGGTGGACTTGCTGGAGATGCTCTTACTACTGGTGGTTTTAATGTAGCTATAGGTTACGCGGCTCTTGGAGCAGAAGACACTGGTAGTAGAAACGTTGCTATTGGTCATTCAGCTTTAACTGCTTTGAATTATGATGGAGCAGGTTATAATATAGCTATAGGTTATGATGCTGGAAAAGCAGTTACAACAGGTATAAATAATGTTTTAGTTGGAGGTCAAGCAGGAGATTCTTTAACAACTGGATCATATAATATTGCAATAGGTAGATTAGCGTTAGCTACAGAAGATGCAGATGGTTATAACGTAGCTATTGGTTATGCTGCTTTAAATACTCAAAATGCTGGAGCCGCAGCATATAACGTTGCTGTAGGTCACAATACTGGAGCCGCTGTAACAACAGGTACTTTTAATACTTTAATAGGAGGACAAGCTGGTCAAAATTTAACAACTGGTGATTATAATGTTGCAGTAGGTAAAGCAGCTCTATTTGCGGAAGATGCTCATGGAAAGAATACCGCTATTGGATATCAAACTTTAACCGCACAAGATGCAGGGGCTGATGGAAATAATGTAGCCGTGGGTTATAACGCTGGTTTATCCGTTACAACAGGTGTATATAATACATTAGTAGGTGGCGCTTGTGGTGATGCCCTTACTACAGGAGCTTATAACGTAGCTATGGGTACTCACGCTTTAAGTACAGAAGACACGGGTTCAAGAAACGTTGCTATTGGGCAAGGAGCTTTACAATCTTTAAATTACGATGGCAATGGTTATAATGTTGCTGTAGGTCACTTAGCTGGTAATGCTGTTACAACAGGTATACAAAATACTCTTATGGGTGGTTTAGCTGGTGATGCTTTAACAACAGGAAGTTATAATACTGCCGTAGGTTATTTAGCGCTTAGTACAGAGGATGGGCATGGTTATAATACAGCTATAGGGCGTGAAGCTTTAAAATCACTAAATGCAGGAGCTGATGCGGCTAATGTAGCTGTTGGTATGCAAGCTGGAGCCGAAATGACAACAGGTATTAGAAATACACTAGTTGGAACTTACGCAGGAGATGCTTTAGCAGGTGGTAGTCATAATGTTGCTATAGGTACTTACGCTTTATCAACTGAGGACACACATGGTAAGAATGTAGCGATTGGATACAGTGCTTTAATTGTACAAGATGCTGGAGCGGACGCTTATAATGTAGCAGTAGGATATAACGCTGGGCAAGCTGTATCAACAGGTGTTAGAAATGTAATAGTTGGTGGATCCGCTGGAGATGCAATAACCACAGGAGCTAATAATACAGCTATTGGTCACGAAGCTTTAGGGGGAGAAGATACTGGTAGTAAAAATACAGCTGTAGGTGCTTATGCTTTACAAGATGCGAATTATGATGGTGATGGTCATAATACAGCAGTAGGATATGTTGCAGGTGCAGAAATTACAACAGCTAGATATAACACAATATTAGGTAGTTTAGCAGGTGATGCGCTTACCACTGGTGCAGAAAATGTTGCGGTAGGATATGGTGCTTTAGGGCAAGAAGATGGTAACAGCTCAGAATGCTGGGGCTGAGGCTTATAATACCGCTGTAGGATGGGATACTGGTAAAGCTGTTACATCAGGTGTTAAAAATACACTAATTGGAGCTGCTGCCGGAGACGCTTTAACTACAGGCTCTAATAATGTAGCCATAGGTGAAGAAGCATTATCTACAGAAGATACAGGTGGAAAAAATACAGCTATTGGAGGTAATGCTTTGAAATATCTAGATGCAGGAGCTGACGGTTACAATGTTGCTGTAGGATATGATGCTGGTCTAGCTTTTACAACAGGTGTACAAAATACAGTTATAGGTACTTATGCAGGAGACGCATTGACAACAGGTGGTGATAACGTAGTCATGGGATACTTAGCATTGACAACAGCTAATACTACAGAAGCAAAAAACGTTGCTATTGGTTCTTATTCACTTAACGCAATGGATAACGGTTCTACTGCTAATACATATAATACTGCTGTAGGTTATTATTCAGGTGTAGCTGTTACAACGGGTATACAAAATACAATAATAGGTGGTTTAGCTGGAGATGCTATTACAACTGGTGGTAATAATATAGTTATAGGATATAATGCCGCGGCTTCTGCTGTAGATGTTGATAACGAAATAACTTTAGGTGATGCAAATATATCTGCCTTTAGATGTGCTGACCAGAGTATTGCCGCGCTTTCAGATGGTCGTGATAAATCAGAGGTTGAAGAAAGTCCTTATGGTTTAGAATTTATAAACAAATTAAAACCTGTTAAATTTACATGGGATTTCAGACCAGAACACATGTCTGAGGCAAAACAAGGTAAATCAAGAGTTGGTTTCATTGCTCAAGATCTTCAAGAAGCAATGCCAAACAACGATAACGATGTGCTTGATTTAGTATACGAAATAAGTGAAAATAGACTTGAAGCTAAGTATGGTAATCTAATACCAGTTATGGCAAAAGCTATTCAAGAATTAAGTAAAGAAGTAAAAGAATTAAAAAAACAAATAAATGGCTAAGCAATCAATTAATATAGGTTCTGCAGCGAATGATGGAACCGGAAGTACGCTCCGAGCAGCTTTTGATATATGTAACGATAATTTTACAGAACTATATGATGGTACTGGTGGATTATTACATAAAATAGAAGGTACTAATTTTACTGGGTCATTAATTGTAGGACATAGTACAACAGGTACAATATCTTCAGCTACATATAACACCGCTATTGGTATTGGGGCTATGGATGCTATAACTCAAGGTGATTATAATACTGTTATTGGGTACAATTCTGGTACTGCATTAACTACGGGTAGTCAAAATGTATTAGTTGGCTCTACTGCTGGTGATTCTGTAGATACTGGTAATTATAATATAGCTATAGGACATGGTGCTTTAGCAACAGAAAATAGTGGAACTGGTAATGTTGCTATTGGTAGGAATGCTTTACATTATTTAGATACTGGTAATACTGCATATAATGTAGCTATAGGATATGAAGCTGGTAAACAAGTAACAACAGGTCTTAGGGGTGTTTTTATTGGTGGTACAGCAGGTGATGCTGTTACAACTGGTAATGATAATACTGCGGTAGGTTTTGCGGCTTTAACAGCAGAAGATACAGGACAAAAAAATACAGCTATAGGCTCGTATGCATTAACTAGTTTAGATTTTAATGGTGATGGGCATAATACTGCTGTAGGATTTAATGCTGGTTTAAATCTTGCAACAGGTAAAGAAAATACTTTAATAGGTAGTGAAGCAGGTGATTCTTTAACCACGGGAGAGAAAAATGTAGCCCTTGGTAAAGGAGCTTTAACAACTGAAGACACTGGACATAGAAATGTAGCTATTGGTCATGGCGCTTTACAAACATTAAACTACGATGGTACCGGTTATAATGTAGCCGTAGGATATGACGCTGGGGTAAACCTGTCAACAGGTGTAAATAATACTTTAATAGGTAGTTTAGTTGGAGATGCGTTAACAACTGGTACTAACAACGTAGCTATGGGTTATGGAGCTTTAGGCTCTGAGGACACAGGTGGTCAAAACGTAGCTATAGGTGTAAATGCTTTAAATACTGCAAATTATGATGGTAACGGTTTAAATGTAGCTGTTGGTTACGCCGCAGGGGCTTCTATTACAACAGCTATTAATAATACACTTATAGGTGGTATAGCTGGCGATGCTTTAACAACAGGTATTCAAAACGTTGCTATTGGATATCAAGCTTTGAGTGCCGAAGATACTGGTCAAGGGGCTGTTGCGGTTGGGTATCAAGCTTTAGCAAGTCAAAATGCTGATGGAGCTTATCATAATGTCGCAGTAGGATTTCAAGCCGGTACTAATGTAAGCACTGGTGGTCAAAATACTTTAATAGGTGATTCGGCTGGATATAATTTAACAACCGGTGGTAACAATATTGCTATTGGATATAAAGCTTTATATACAGAAGACGGTAATGGGAATAATGTTGCCATAGGTAGAGAAGCATTAGAAGTACAAAATGCTGGAGCAGATGCGTATAATAT